TATAAAAACAAAGTAATTATTCTCCTAGTTCTAAATCTTCTAGGTTATTAGAGAAAGAAACACTAGTATCTGTCCCTCGTTTAACTTTTTTCTCAAAATATATTTTTTTCCTAGTATCTTTGTGAATAAATACTTTCACGATGTTATAGCATATTTTGAAAAATCCTGGGATATTTGTAATAACAATCTTCTGGACACAGTCTGGGTATTTATCTTCAAAAAATGGAATAAGTTTTTTAAACATACCAGCATCCATATTTTTAATGTAAGTTTTTTTCAAATCAACATATAATACAATTTCCCTAGTATTATATAATTTTACAGAAGTAGTTACACAAGTATTCATAGCCTTATCTATGTATTCTACGAAATCTTCATAATTGCCATCACTACGCTTATTAAAATTTCCTGCGAAAATACTAAATACTACACATTTATTATTGTCGTTCTTTTGAATATTTATGATTTTACTAAAATCCATTATATTTTACTCTAATATAAAAAAATAAAATATTAAACACTAGGAATGAATTCCCACTTTAAATAATTACATATATCTTTCCATATTTGGTCCTGTTGATGCAATTTTTCACGACTTTTCAATAGTATAAAACAGTCAGTAAATTCATCTAACTCTAGTAATTGGACAAATTTATGAAGCACATAACTATAACTTAAAAAGTTTTTTCTACTTTTAGGACAGAACTTGTGAAATGGAATTTGGATTTCCTTAAACATTCTACGTAATTCTTCTTCAGTTTCTCTAGAAATAGTAGGGGGAGGTTCACCATTAAGTCGATTTATAATATGTGGAACATGTTCATAGTATTTGTTTTTCTTTAGTTTCTTAAGGATTTCTCTAAGTTTAGGTGGTGTTAAACTCTTCATATCTTCTATTCTTTCTTTTTTCAACTCCGATATAATTTGGTTGTAAACCTCCTGTGGAATATCGGTTGACTCCTTAGCTTGAAACTGTGCTAGCCACTCATTAAAATGGTTTATACGTTTATAGGCAAAATAACTAATTTCTCTAGGAGGTTCTTTATAACTAGGCTTATCTGAATCAATTAAAATAAATGATTCATCACCACATTTATTACAAATCATCTTTCCTTCACTCATATATAGAGTTTTTTCTATTCCACAAATAGTACAGAAATCAATTGTAGCGTGTTTTTCAATATTTAGGTTTTCAAAATTTTCATCTGTAAGTAATAGATAATCCTCATACATCTTAGCCTTACTTTTGTATTTATCATTTTCATAAATGTCTTCATTCTTAGTTTTGGATTTTTGTTTCTTAGAAGAACTAGAAGCAGCACTAGAAGAAGCACTAGTCCCAGAGAAATATTCCATTACACTTTTTTTGGCTACTACCTTTCTTAGGTTTTCTTCATTTGCTAATTGTTTTTTTGGTTTTTCTTTTGCTTTATTGCCACTTTCAGCATAATTAAATAGAATATTTCCAGTATCAAGTAAATAATCTATTTCTTCTCTATTAGAACCAACTTCAGCTATAGACTCTTTTAAACAGTTAATTTCATCGATTAATTCCATTTTTTTATCAATATTAAAATCGTTTACTCGATTATCCGTATATTCGGTTAAACGTCCCTCTAGTATTTTTAAATCTCTTTCCATAGTTTGTAAATTATCTCTTTTCTCATTAAAATATGAAACCTTTAATTCATGCTTTGCTTGTAGTGTTACCCTAGTATCGGCTACTAATTTTTTCTTACTTTTCGTTTTAAACGACATACTTTAAGTTAAGTAATAAAAATTGTTTAATAAAAATCTTTAAGTATTAAACTTAAAGAATATAATATTCTTTTATAATATATATTAAAATGGGAGGAGGTCTAATACAACTTGTCGCTTATGGTTCCCAGGATATGTACTTAACTGGTAATCCTCAAATTACATTTTTTAAGAGTGTCTATAGAAGACATACAAACTTTGCTGTTGAATCAATTAAAAATATATTTAATGGCACAACTAATTTTGGACAGGAAATTAGCGCAGTAATTGATAGAAGTGGAGACTTAATTCATAAGCAATATCTCCAAGTAAGCATTCCAGCAGTTAATTTACATTCTGCTGTCGCTACAGCTGGTGAAAGTGGCCAATATGTTGCTTTCCGTTGGTTGAATTGGTTAGGACATATTCTAGTAAAACATGTAGAACTTAGTATAGGAGGTCAAGAAATAGATAAACACCACGGAGACTGGCTTCACGTTTGGAATGAATTGACACAAACAGCAGAACAAGGTTCTGCTTATGCTGAAATGGTAGGTAATGTTCCTAAATTAACTCAAATTCAAAGTTGTAATACAAAAGATTCAACATCTACAGAGGCATACACACTTTATATTCCTCTCCAGTTTTGGTTTAATAGACACCCAGGCCTAGCATTACCAATTATTTCACTTCAGCATCACGATGTAAAAATAAACGTTAAATTCCGTAGTTTTGATGAATGTATTTGGGCTACAAAGCAAGATAATTCATCATCTACTCCTTATAACGCATTAGTAGGAGATAATGTATTCAGTAATAACCCTGAACTAGGAGATGTATTCCTTTACACCGATTATATCTTCTTAGATACTGCCGAAAGACGTAGATTTTCACAAGTTCAACACGAATATTTAATAGAACAAGTCCAGAGGAAAAATGGAACTATTTCACAAGGTACAACAGGAAAATCAAACACTAGATTCAAGTTTAATCACCCAGTAAAAGAAATTATATGGACCGTTCAACCAAAGGTTCATAGAGAAAAAAAATATAGTCAAGCAAGAGGCGGAAGACAATACTTCAATTACTCCGATGCCTGGGACTATTCTGGTTTCACAGGAACACCCTCTGGTTTCTATGGCCCAGGTCTTAAGGGAGGCAAAAACTCTAGCAATTTACTTTGGGGTGTTCCAACAGTTAAATCTACTGGTTCATTAAATAACACTAATAATACTTGGACGGAAACTAATACATCAGCAGCACCTACTAATAAAAATGTAGGATATGGAGACGTCCAGGAATATACTAAAACCAGTTCATACAATCTCTATAATGAAAGAACATTCGAACAACTTTTTGGTCCAGCCTTAGCACAACCTGAAAGTGAAAACTCTGTAGGTCTTATAAACGCAACAGACAACGAATTATATTTATCTGATGGAGGTAAAAACCCAGTCAGCACAGCTAAAATAAAGTTAAATGGAAATGATAGATTCAACGAAAGAGACGGATTTTACTTTAACACAGTTCAGCCTTATCAACATCATACTGGGGCTCCAGCAGTAGGTATTAATATTTATAGTTTTGCTTTAAAACCTGAAGATTATCAGCCTAGTGGAACATGCAACTTCTCTAGACTTGACCATACAGAACTAGAGCTACAATTGACAACTGATGCAGCATCAAAGACAAATGGAGCTGAAATATTTATTTACGGATTAAATTACAACGTTCTTAGAATTATGAGTGGAATGGCTGGATTAGCATACTCCAATTAATTAGTTAATTTCTTATAAATTTCTTATAAATTTCTTTTATTTTTCTCCAGATTTATTAATTTCTGTGTTAAATATATCCAAAATGGACTGCTCGATATGTTTAAATACTATGGATACAAATAGTAATGATACAGATAGCAACAATTCAGTTTTCACACTAAAAAGTTGTCGCCATCAATATCACTATGGTTGTATTCATCGCTGGCTTCAAACCAACGCAACTTGCCCTATTTGTCGCGATTTTGTTCACCAAGTGCTCCCCTGTAGACTAATAACAAATAAACTATTTCCAAGTTTAGCATACAAAAGAGGGTTTTTCAAAATCTTAATGGAAGACAAAACTATTAATTTTTCAGGCGATGGTATTAATATTACTAGAATATCGTTCTTTAAAATATTTTCTATTAAATTATTGAATTACAGTATTATATTTGATGTTAGATATCCAGGAATTAAAGCTAAATTTATCCAATTCAAATTTTCTAATCCAAATGTTTCTTTACGCATATTTAACTTCTTAAATGAAACCCTAAATGATATTTATATTGAAAGCGTAAGAACTACAGAATAGTAGTATCATTATGAGTATTAATATTTATTCAATTCCATATGAAATTTTCTTAAAAAATATCATTATAAAATATCTTATTCCTAGTGATAATCTAGACTTTAAAACGTTCATATCATATCGTGAAGTTTCTAGACTATTCTATTACTACTTCAAAGATAACTCTATCATTAGAAAGGTGAAAGAGGAATTTGGTGTTAAATATGTTAAACGGAAAAATGAGCCATTTTTAGAGGAATGGAAATATATACAGAGACTTACTAATGATTTATATAAAACAATTTATCCCATAGAAATGATTGAAGCATTTTATGGTTTACAAAATATTCTAGAGTTGCCTGTGTTATATGGAGCGAAATGGTATGTAATACAAAGACTTTATACAATCAATTATAACTATGTAGGGACTAAACATGACCCCTGGGAAAAATTAAAGAAAAAAATGAATTATCCAATAATGAGAGGATGTGATGATTTTGGTATTCATTTTATTGTTTTTAAATACTACAACTATACAGTAAAGAAATATCAATTGGAATTTTTATACGAAGGTAATTTGAGAAAAAACAGAACGATTAATTGGACTTTCATAGGTGAAGGTAGTTATACCTTTATAGGTTCGGTTTCTATGAATGAAAATCCCTATAGAAGGCTGTCTCATAAAAATTGGCTTATGTTGAAATATATTGTTAGTAATAAAAATTTATTTATCGCTAACTTGCCTGATACTAAAAAAAACCCTAACACAACATTAATTCCAATTAAACCTTATTATAATGATTACTGGTCTGACGAGGAAAGTGAAGAAGATGAATTGAACCCTGAATATACACTAAAAAAAATAAATAATAGTTTAGTGAATATGGTATCACTAGAATACTAACTAATAATTATTAGTGTCTTCTTTAATTATGTCTCCTATGAATTTTGGTAGTTTTTTTGTCTTTTGAACCGTGTAAAGATTATTACTCTGGAAAATACCAACTAGTTTAAAATGAATGTTATTCTCATAATACAATATAATACTAAGTTCATAATCCTCATTTTCTGTGGCAGTAGGATAGAGTTTTGGACTATCACTCCTGAATATAATGAAATTTATTTTTAGTGCTTGCTGTAGCAATTGAAGCACAATTATATCTCCCCAAAAGTTATTTCCAGGAATGATTAATTCAGTTCTAAGGTCTTCTATGGAAGTAATTTCACTTGGTTCCCAGTTTCCATTAAAATCGAAACTATCTGCTTCAAGTCTATAACTCTCAATTATTAGAGGGAAGTTATCCTCTGTGATTTGATTTGCCGCAATTTCTCGTAATGAATCTGCTGTATAGACGTCATCGTTAGTCATCTTCTTCATATTTTCGAAATTAAGCGCTTCAGCTATAGCA